GTCGCCCGCGATTACTCAAAGACAAATTACAGCAGCAGCAGAACGAGCCAACTAGAAGACCGGCGGCGTTTTCGTTGCTGGCAACAATACTTGCGGAATCACCTTTGCCAACCGATTTGGAATGCATTCTGCGAACAGGCGGCATCGGCTGGAGTTGTCGGATTTCCGACCGCGGTTGAACTGCTTGACGATCGCAATACGGCCGCGCCGGTCGAGTGGCAAATGCCAGACTGGGAATGGGTTGATCCAAGCGTTGAGCAACAAACCGCTCAGGCGTCGATCGATTCTTACATGAGCGATTATCAAACGGAGCTTGGTGCCCGCGGCAAGTCGTGGAAAAACGTCTTTTATCAGCGAGCCAAAGAAGATCGCTTGCGTCGTCAACTTGGTCTGTTGACGCCGGCTGAACAGCAATTGGCAATGGTTAACGCGAACCAGAATCCGCAAGGCGGAGAAGGTGCGGCATCGGCAAGCATTCAATCGGAAGCGCTGAACGGTGCTCAAGTTACGAGCTTGGTTGACATCATTACGCAAGTCGGTACTGGTGCAATGCCTAAAGAGTCCGCAGTTGCGGTTTTGTCGGCAGCATTCCCGACGATCGATCAACAAACGATAACGGCGATTGTTGCTCCAATTGTTCCGGGAAGCATTTCCGCCGACGGAGTGCCGCAAGCTGCATCGATAGCAGAACAGCAAGCCGCCGCCGGCTCAGGCGAGATGCAAGGAATGGGCCGGCTAGCCTTCAAGAACGCAACCAAGGCCATCACTGACGTTCTGACCGAAATGGCAAACGGAGCGATCAGCGAGGCCAGAGCAAAGGTTTTGTTGTCCGCTCAAGGGCTATCCGAAGCAAACGTACAACTGTTGATCGATGACGCAAGAGACGGAAGCGTAAGCCAAGAAAATTTGCAAGCAGCGGAGGCGAGCCAGTGAGCACTAAGGGCAAATTGCCGCCGGTCAAGGCTGAGTCGCTTGTGATGCGATCGCTTGTCATTCGAGCAGAGGGTCAGGCACTTCGCGTCGTTACGGCAACAGAGTCGCCCGTGATGCGATATGACGAAACCCGCGGCATGACGGTTGCCGAAGTGCTTGAGATGGACGGCATCGAAATGAGGGCCGGCCAAACGCAGATCCCGATCGTTGATAGTCATGACGAATCAACGGTGCGAAACATTTTCGGCAGCCTTCGAAACCTTTCGATAAGCGGCGATGAGTTCGGCGGCGTTCCTTACTTTGCGAGCGACCCGGACAGCCAAGCAGCGGAAGCAAAACTTCGCGACGGGCACCTTACCGACTTTTCGATCACAGCAATACCGCGGGAAGTTTTGACGACCGAACGCGGCCAAAAGTACACGACGCCGAGAGGCACAGTGGTTGATGGTCCGGCGAATATCGTAACGCGATGGACGCCGATAAATGCGAGTCTCGTGGCTACCGGAGCGGACGAGCGAAGCACGGTTCGGCGATCTTACACCGCCGCGAATAAAGAGGTTAAGCGAATGGACGAAACGTTATTGGCACAATTGGCCGCGATGGGAATGCCTGAGGGCATGACCGATCCAAATCAGATTCTTGCTTGGGTTGTCGGCAAGATGGGATCCGCGACGCCGGCCGAATCAGTCGAAATGCCAGAGCCGATGGAATCGGCATCGGCAGCAATGGCCGAAGAGCCGAAACCTGAAGAGGTTGTTTTGGAAAACGCGATGGACGAAACCAAGCGATCGCAAGACGCATCCGATCAGATCAAACGAGCGTTGGCGGCCGATCAGTCGCGACGCAAGGAAATCACCAGCCTTTGCACGCTTCACCGCATTGACCGAGCGTTTGCGGACGAATTGTGCGATGGTTTTGTTTCGCTTGACGACGCTCGGAAAAGGATTCTTGAACGTATGGCAACTCAGCCCGTCGGCCAGACCGCCGAATCGGCCCGCGTCGTCGGGTCTGAACAAGACCGCGTTACCGATGCCATCGGTGGCGGATTGATTCTACGAGCCTTAAATGCGGCTCGCGTCAGCACAGCATCGGCCAAGGTTGCCGAGCAGTCGCAAGAGTTTTCGCGAATGCCGATTGTTCGGACTGCGGAAATCCTCCTTCGTTCGTATGGCGTCAACACCGATCGAATGACGCCGAAAGACATCGCACAGGTTGCAATGGGCAACCGCGAGGCATCGCGACGGTTTGGCATCGAACGAACCGCGTACCACACGACCGGGGCTTTTCCGAACCTGCTTGCTGACGTGGCAAACAAGACGCTTCTTGCGGCCTATGACGAGGCCCCTTACACCTGGAGCATCTGGGCGCGACAAGGCGCGAGCGTTACGGACTTCAAGCAGATCAACCGAATTCGGTTCAGTGAGTCACCGGATCCGGAAATCGTGCCGGAGCGTCAGCCGTACCCAGAAAAGCGCATGAGCGATTCGAAAGAATCGTACACCGTCGAAAAGTACGGTGCCATGTTTACGGTTTCCTGGGAGACGGTCGTTAATGACGACCTGGATGCGATCAGCCGAGTACCGGCGATGCACGGCAACGCGATGCGACGCAAGCAGAACAAAGTCGTTTACGGCGTGCTGACCGCTAACGACGTGTTGAGCGATAGCGTCGCATTGTTCAACTCGACTCACGCCAACGTTTCAAGTGGAGCCGGCGCACCTTCGGTATCGACGCTTAACGCTGGATTCTTGGCGATGGCAAAGCAGACCGGCCTGTCGTCGGATGCGGTGCTTAACCTGACGCCGCGTTACTTGATCGTGCCGCAAGCCTACGCGGCTACCGCGATGGAGCTTTTAAACTCTACCGCGAATCCCGCGGTTGGCGGTTCGGCTGCTGGTTCGAGTGGCGTGGCTAACATCTACAACATGGCCGGCGGTAGGCAGTTGACGATGGTTGCTGATGCCAACCTTGACCTCAACAGTTCGACGATTTGGTACTTGGCGGCCGATCCGGCACAGATCGACACCGTCGAAATCTCCTTCCTCGAAGGTGAAGAATCGCCGGTGCTTGAGCAAGAATGGGACTTCGACCGCGATTGCTACAAGTACAAAATCCGTCAGACGTTCGGCGCTAAGGCAATCGACTACCGCGGACTGTATCGCAACTCGGCATGATCCGAGTTTGAGTTTTAGCCGCGGCCGATAGTGGCCGCGGCCGTTGGTTTTTCAATTTCAAACAAGGATCAAAACGATGGCAGGTATTCAGGACTTTTTGGTTTGGGAAGATGATTTCGTGGGGGGCGAGACCTTCACGACTGCGGGTCAGGGTAGCCCGTGGGCGATCGCGGACACCTCCAGTAGCGGAACTCCGGTTTATGCCGTGGTCACGCCTTCGGCGACTGGCGAAATCCGCTTAGGTTTCGACAACACCAGCGAAATTCAAAACGTTTGCTTGTCGTTCGGCGATAAGCTTTGCTTCGACATCGACAACCTTCAATCAATTGCCTTTCGCGTCAAGGTTGTTCCGGAAAGCACAAACCTGGACTCGGCAACTTCGGTTTCGTTCGGTCTAGCGTCGGCTCGAAACGATGCAATCGACAGCATCGCGAACCACGCCAGTTTCCGGCTGATCGGTTCGAATTCGCTTGTTGTTGAAACCGATGACGGTACGACCGACCTAGACGACAAGGCGACCGGCCAGAGCCTCAGCACGACCTACCGCCGATTCGTGATTGACTTCACCGGCGGAAAGTCGAACGTGAAGTTCTACGTCGATGGGATTCGCGTTGCTGCCGGCACGACCTTTGACATGAGTGCCGCGACCGGTTCGCTACAGCCCTATGTGCAGATCCAAAAGACCGCCGATACCAACATCGACTTTGTTCACGTCGATTACGTCAGCGTAGAGGCGAAGCGCTGATGCAAAGCGTAGAAATTAACGCCGGTCAATCCGTTGAGGTTGCCGGCGTGAAGATCACCGTTGACGGAGTGACGCGACACAGCGAGGGCGACGGGCCGCCGGTCCGGCGAGTTAGCCTAAGTGTTGAGCCGATCGCCGTAGCGGTGACACAAGAGCAACCGAAAGCACGGGCACGGACAAGTCAACGATGACCTTACGCGATGCAATCGCAAGCGACGCAACCGCGGTTTTTCTGAACAGTGACGACTTCGCCGAATCGGTGACCTATCACCCGCATCGATTCTACGGATCAACGCTCAGATCACCGCGGACGATCAAGGCGGTTGTCATTCGCGAACAGGTTGACAACTTTGCTGAGGATGTTGTGACCGTGCTACCGCGGTTCGAAGTACACGTTGCGAACGATGCAACCAACGGCATCAGCAGCACGGAAATCGACACGGGCGGCGATCAATTAGAATTTCCAGCCCGTGACGGCAAGGCGGCTGAACGTCGAGCCATACTGAAGATCACGACACAAGATAATGGGATGCTCGTACTCGAATGCAGATAACCGCAGCCCTGCCGGTGCTTACGCGAATAACCGAAGAGCTTTTTGACAGGCTCAATCGGCTAGCGGCTGGGTACAGCGATTTTACTTACGTTTACGAGGTGGTCAGGCCGACACGGTTGGCGCAGTACACCCCGCGGCATTTGCAAATCATCGTTGTCAAAGGCGAGCGCGAACGTATGCCGGATCACGATTGCCCTGGCAATCCGCCAGCAATCGCATATCGGCAGCGGTTTGACATTCGTTGTCATGTGCTACCGAGCGAAAAAGATACAACTCCGATCGATCGATATTGTGAGGTTTTTGAGTCAGACGTTGTTAAGACCGTTTGCGACGCTAGCCAGTGGCATACGTTCGGAGGTAACGCAATCAACGCAGAGTTCGATGTTGCGGATGCGATCGTATCTGATGGCGGCATCGGTGGCGTTAACCTGCCGCTGCTTGTGACCTACAGGCACGACGAGGGCAACCCGTACAACGTGCGATCGTGATTACCTTTCGAATCGACAAAAAGCAAATCGAGAAACTTAAAGACGCAATCCGCGGAACAAGTATCAACATCGACAGAGAGATTGCGACAGCGATAAACAAAACTGGAAAGGCAACGTTAAGCGAGATCGCAAAGGACATCGGAACAGAACTAAACACAACACAAAAGGCGATCAAGTACGGAGGCAAGTCACTGAGCGTTTTGGGCAAAGCATCGCCAACAAAAAAAGGTTTAATTGTTCGATTAAGCATGACGGGACGAATGAGCCTTCGGCATTTTAAGCCAAGGCAGACAGCGACCGGAGTTAGCTACAAGATCAGCAAATCAAAAGGGCAGGCGTTTGTTAAATCAGCGTTTATGGGGCCGCGTCCTGGTGATGTAAAAATCAGTTGGAAAGGAAACGTATTTAAGCGAATCGGCGACAAGCGAAAGATGCGGAAAGGCCGATATGCCGGAAAGATTCGCGAACCGATCACAAAGCTTAACGCGGCATCGCCTTGGGGCGTTTACGTTGCGAAGAACTTTGAACCTAAGCAGGTGCGACGAATTAACGAACGATTGCAGAAGGAAATGGAAGAACGGATCCGGTTTCGTGTTGCCACAGCCTTTAACAAAGCCAAGCCAAGAGGAATGTAATCAATGTCCTTGCTCAGACGCCGAACAGTATTTGCCGCGAAGGCCGAAGCAACCGTTGGGACCGCCGAAACGCTGACCGCAAGCGAAGGCGTTTTCAACGTTTACGACTTGCTGATCCAGCCAAATATTTCGATGACACAGCGAGAGGGGCAAGGAGCGTTTAACTACTTGGCCGCAATCGCAGCCGGCCGCCAGGGCACGGCTACGTTTTCGACTGACATTTACTGGGGCGGCGATAGTGGATCGCTTCCGCCGTGGGCTACGGTGCTCCTTCCGGCTTGCGGTTGGGTTAACACGTCAGGCACGTTCAAGCCAAAGACGGCTAAACCTGGAACGACCAGCAGCGACCCGCGAACCATTACAATCGGCGGTTTTGTCGATGGCAAGTATCGGAAGCTATCCGGCTGCATGGGCACGTTTTCGATCGACTTGCCGACCGGTGACCTCGGGCGGATCAACTGGACATTCAGCGGCAAGTGGGAAGCGGAGACGGATTCGACGATCATCGCACCGACCTATCCAACTGACCTGCCGAGCCGATGTGCGGGCGATACGTTCCAGCTAAACAACGCGAACATCTGTGTCGCGTCGGCAACGATTGACGCCGGCAATACTGTTGTGATGCGGGAATGCACGACGCACGTAAGCGGCTACGCTTCGGCGATCGTGACTAACAGGCAGCCGGTTATCACGGCCGACCCCGAAGCTGTTTTGGTGGCGTCGCTTGATCGATATTTGGCACTAACGGCATCGACCGAATATGAGCTAGAATACAAGCTGCCAACTGCCGGATCGGGAACGATTATCTTTTTGGCACCGAAAGCACAAATCCAGACGATTGCTCAAGGCAACCGAAATGACATTGTGACCGATGACATTACTTGGCAGTGCAATAAGAACGGAACCACAAACGATGAGGAATTGACGATTCAATTCGTCGATGCAACGCCATAATGCCAAAGAGCTTAGACCGTGATGACAGAATCGTTTTCGTTTTGAAAAGCGACGCCGATAAGCCGCGGGATATTCAGCCGCGGTTAATTGGCAGCGTGCTAACGCTTGGTAAGCAAAAGCAGCTTTCCAAGGCGTTGGCGTCGATGAAAACGGCGGACGCGGAGGGCAAGCTTAACGCGGCGATCGATGCGGTGATGGTTTGCCTAAGCGGATGGGAAAACTTTGGCCGCGAGTTTAGCCGTGAAGCACTCGAAGACCTTTTGACGATTAACGAAATAAATGAGATTATTGACGCAATCATAACGACGTTTACGGCAAGCGGTGACGAATTAAAAAAATCCGCATCGCCGCCTACGTCCGCTGCGGCGAGCTTTGCAAATCATGCCGCGGGCGATGTAACGAACTTTTTGACGAACAGCAGAGAATCGAAATTGAGTGCCCAGCCTGTATTGGGCATGGTTGTGAATGGTGTCGAGGTGGACACTTTGAACTAAAGGAATGTCCGTCGTCGTTTATTGGTCGCGACATGATTGACCAAATAAACATCGCGGCGGCTTGTGTCGATGGCGTGCTACCGCAAACCGGCGGATTGCTTGATCAGTCGGCGTGGTGGTTTGAGCTTCGACGAATCCTAAACAACGAAGAAAACGCAATTCAGATCGAGCAAGTAGAGCGAGAGCGAAAGCGATATGCCAGACGTTGAGTTCGCGATTGGCGGTAAAAACGAAACGGCTAAGGCGATCAACTCGACCGTCGCCGGATTGTCGCGTCTTGAAATGTCTTTCGGTTCGATCATCAAAACTGCTGCCGGTTTTACCCTTGTTTCAGGCACGATCAATACGGCACTTCGCGGCATTGAAAGGCTAGGCAGTTTAATCTCCGCTGGTGTCTCTGATTACGACAAGGCGACAGAAGCTAATCGAGCACTACGTCAAGCGATGGAGCTTAACGGCGGCGCGACTGACGAAGCCGTTCAAAAAAACATTGAGCTTGCCGATTCTTTAGAGCGCCGAACGAACATCGAGGCGGAAACGATTGCCGAGATGATGAAATCGGCCGCGATGCTTGGCGTTGAGAATGAGCAACTTGACGACGTAGCACAAGCAGCGATCGGTCTATCAGAGGCAATGGGTATCGGGCTTGATGATGCTTTAAAGAAGGCACGACTGGCAACTGAAGGCAATTTCGATTCGTTCAATCGTTTAATTCCGTCGCTTAAGGACATGGCGACGAACGAAGAAAAGCTAGCCGCCGTGATGCAGTTAGCAAACAACGGCATGGCACAAAAAGAGGCAAGGGCCGACAGTGCCTCTGATGCTTATCAGCGGATGCAGAACAAAGTCGGCAACATGATGGAGGTACTAGGCGAGGCACTATCGCCGTTCAGGAAGCTTGCACTAGAGGGCATCGGGTTTGCTGCCGAAAAGATAACCGAGGTGATGCTGCCGGCTCTTGAATCGATTGGGCCAATTACTCAGTCAATCGGCGAATGGATGGACTACTTCAAGTCAAAAGTAGTTGCGTCGATCAACGGGGCGATCACGCAAATCACGATGATTGAAGTGGTCGTCGGCAACCTCGGCACCGTCTGGGAGATGGCGGTTGATTCTACGGAATTGCAACTGATCCGACTTGTCGAAGGAACTAAGCACGCTTTTACCGTTGAAATACCGGCTTATGCCGCTTGGTTTGCAGATAACTTTACCAAGCTAATGGCTGACGCTTTTAACGCCGTTGTCACGATCGCCAGCAACTTAGGCGACAAGATCGGCCGCATTATTATGCGGATTTGGGATTTCGTTTCTAGCGGCATGGCTGGCGGGTTTGATCAACTTGCCGCTGACATCGGCCAAGTAGCGTCAGGAAGTTTACTGGAGGGCTTCACGGCGACCGCGGAAGCGTTGCCGGAAATCGCAGCAAGGGCAATAACCGATCGCGAGCAAGAGCTACAGGCGAGAATCGGAAAGCTTGGGACTAACCTTGCAGAAGAATTTAACACGAAGCTTGTCGGTCGACTGATCGGACTTGATGAGGCGGCTAGCGGACCGGCCGAACAGATCGCGTTGAAGATGACTGGCCAAGATAAGCCATCGGCAGGATCGGGCGAGCAAGGCAAATCATCGAACCAACTTGCGGCGGCGAGTGCATTACAGGCACAAACAGGCCGATTGTTGACGATGGGGCCAGCAAGCGAAACCAACGAAATACTAAGGCAGATCGCAAGCAACACGCAGGACGCTGCAAATAGTGCTTCTGCCCAAAAGATGGCAGAGGAGTCAAGAGCGAGAGAAGAGGCGGCAAGCCGGGCACAGATCGCCGCGGCATTAGCAAAGGCACCACAACTGGCGGCACCGATTCAATGAGTGTTGTAGACGCTACCGAAGTTTGGTCGCGACATGGTGCGACGATCACAAGCGAGAAGGCCAGCCCGGCCGACGCGGTGATTGCGTATACTCAGGGCTACTTCGTTGTAGTCGATGACGTTGCGAATGACGATGCTGATGTTGTTAAGTCGTCTTCGCTGGTGCCGCAAATCGGCGACTACTACAAAGGAAATCCGAAGTATCGGTGTAAGTCGGTTACGCCGCGACGGGTTAGCCCGATCGTCTATATGGTCGATGTTGGCTACGAGGGACTTCCCGACCCGGAGTTATCGCGGCCGTCGATTTCATGGAGCCCCGTAATAAGCAACGAAGCAGTCGATCGAGACTATTACGGCAGGCCGCTGATTAACGCCGTAGGCGAGCCGGTGCAAGGCTTAACGCGAATGATCACGGATCGGCAGTTGACGATTACAAGGCGTTACGAGACTTACAACCCGCTGTTTTGGGACTCATTTGAAAACACGATTAACGAAGACGTATTCGCAGGCTATCCGGCTGGTCGCGGTCTTGTAACCGGCGTTAGTGCTCAAAACCAATTCAGCGGCGGCGAAGCGGACGATCAAGGATACTGGAACATCACCGTTTCAATTTTGTTTCGCAAACCGTTTTTAGTGACTGATCAATTTGCGTGGTGGCACCGATTTAGGCACGAAGGGACGTTCAAATATGTCAGCACGGCCGCGCCGACGCCGGCACCGGTTGACACCGACGAAGACCTACCGACGATCACATACACCCAAATCGTTCCGATTCTTGACGGCACCGGACAACGCAAAACGACGTCGACGCTGCTAAAGCTTGACGGCACCGTTGAGGATAATCCGAATAACGCCGTTTGGTTATTGCGTCCGGCTTATGGGCTTTCGACTTACGCAGATATGGGGCTTCTGTAATGGCAAATTCCGTTCGAGTAACAACCCGCGTCGAATACTTGATCGAATCGGCAGCGTCAAATCCCGATGTCAAATCAAAAACGATCGCGACCGAAACTACATCTTCGACACACGCACAAGTAACGCAGCTTGTCGGCACGTCGGAAGAGACGCTATTCGCTGGCGATCAAACGGACGACGTTATGGCGATCGTCGAAAACCGATCGGCATCGGCTACGCTATCGATGGGGCTTGTGGTGTCGGCAACTTATTATCCGCTAATTGAAATCCCGGCCGGTCAGCGAGCCGTTATTCCGAGGCTTGATGCGTTGGCATCGACATATATCAAGGCGACCGCAGCGAGCACGCCGGCACTTGTGACGCTTTACAAGATCGTGGCACCGGCATAATGCAACTACAGGCCATCACGCCAGAACAATGGCGTATCGTTTGGGGCTACGTCCGCGCTCAGTTAATGGGCACCAGCGGCGGAATAGTTCCAAACGTGCCGAACAATTTCGACGCGATCCAATTTCGCAACACGACAGCCGAAGAGATACCGGCGTTTGGCGTGATGCGGATTACTGGCGTTGAGATGCGCGACGACATGGCGGTCGTGACGATCGCCAAGCCGAACACGTCAAGCGATCCGGTTTTGGTAAACGGGCCGCAAGCGATACCAGCAGGCGGCTACGGAAGCGGATACAAGTACGGCATCTTACAAGTTAAGGCAGAGGCGGGAATAACGCTTGGCGAGTCGTGCCGAGCAAAGAATGCGTCGTGGGAGATTGAAGACGGCGAAGGGCCGTTCGTTTTTATTGGTTACGACACGCAACTGAATTGCGGCATCGCAAGGATCGGTGGCGGTGGCGGCGGCGGTGCAACGCTCTACCGCTTCGAAACGACTGCGGCTTACACCTCTGGCACAAGCGTCACCGCGACGATCAAGACGATGGCAGGAACGACCTTCGCCAGCGGTGCAACGCTCAAAGATCCCGAAGCAATCTTTATGGGCATGGCGTCAGGTACGAAGGGCTATTGCATCGCACAGGGCGGCGAATACTTTGCAATTCAAGCCGCATGTAACGCCGAAGAGGGTTACGTGTAATGGCCAAGCGATGGTTTGGGCCGCGGCCGCATCTGAGCGCCTTTTTAAGCACGACACGGCACGGCTCTTGTGGCTGTTGCAAATGCGGCGGGTTCGATAACGGTTCGAACTCCTTTAACAACCTTGTCAACACGATCACCGACTACGCGGCTTATCGCGACGGCTTGCGGGTCAAGCTTGTGATCAGCGGCATTCAGGACGCTCATTCGATCGAGATCGACGAATATTACACCGACATCACCGGCATGAGCGGGCTAAACGGCACTTGGTATTTATCGGTCGAGCGGACTCAGTACGGCTGCATTTGGACTGCCGACGATTCAGAACTTGTCGAGATCAGTTACAACATCTACGAAAATTACTTGCCTTACGATTACACGTACACGCTCAACACACGACTAGAGGCGAAGTCAGAGCGACCGCCGGGTGCGATTACATCCAACTTTTTCAACTTACTGTCGGTTGGCATTGTTGCAGACATCGGCGCGTTTAATCCTGGGGCGTTGACGCCGCCGCCCGGTCAGGTTCATCCGGTACTCGGAATCGAGTTCGTCCCAACGTCGGCACAATACGGTGAAGCAACGGACGTCGGTGCCGTTTACAACACGAGCCGCGTTGGGTGGGATGGCAAGCGAGTCGCGGACACAATCAGCGGAGACCTACGCTTTTACAAATCAACATTCGGCACTTGGGGCGACGTGATCGGCTACGATGCTCCTGACTGGATCGGCATTGATGACTTCTATGATACGGCCACCGATGAGTTCAAAACGGCTGGCACGTTCACGGCGGAAATCGAGCGGCTATGATTTATTTCCGTTGCCCTAATTGTCGCAAAGGAGGCTACGTCGAAGGGCCGAAGGTTCGTTGCAGTTGCGGCAAGATTTACACCGGCGACGAACTGGCCGCGGCTTGTGATGCGGCGGCATTGCAAGCGGCCAAAGCTATCGAGCTACCTTGCATCTACCGCGGGCCGGAGATCCGCAAGATTGATTGCGGGTGCGAAGGTAACGCGATGCTCTACAAATGCCAACGGCACGAACGCTGTTTGGTGCGGCCGCTGCTTAAGAGCACTTACCGCGGCCAAACGTGCGAGGCTTGCGGCGATCGGGTTGACGTCGAGCAGGCTACCGAAATCGTCACGTACCATTTCAACGCCCACAACCGCGAGCGACTGCGGGCTAACTATGCGCACTGGTCTGCGAAGCTTGGCAAGCGGCACACATGCTATGAGGTTGGCAGCCGTGGCCAAGAGATCGCGAGTTCGGTTCACTTTCGCAGCGATTCGGTGATCTGGCAAAAGGAAAGGTTGATCAACTTGGCGTTAGCGAGCATCGGGCCACACGCAAGATACTTCGCTTGGGTCGATCACGATCTACTCTTTGAGCGGGCCGATTGGCTTGAGGTCGGCACGGACCTTATCAACCGTGGTGCCGATTGCGTCCAGCTTTTCGATTCGGTGGCCTATTACGATCGCCACGGCAATAAGATCGAAGATCGAGCCGGCAGCGTGGCGTCGTGGCAACGCCGCGGCAAGATCGACAACACGGCACCGGGAGGGGCCTGGATCGCGTCCGTGGCGTGGTTGCGGTCGATCGGTGGCGTCTATGATCGAAACATCTGCGGAGGCGGTGACGCTACGTTTCTGGAGGCCGTGACGGGTGCCCGAACGAACTACGTCGAGCGGCAGACGCGGCATCTCCGCGACGATTGCCAATCCTACGTCCAGAGAGTCGGCCGGGCGTCCGTCGCTTTCGTGCCCGGAACCGTGCGGCATCTTTGGCACGGAGATCGAGAGCATCGGCAATACACCAGCCGTGACGAGATTTTGACGCGGCATGACTTCGACCCGCAGCGAGATTTGATCTTGGCCGATAGCGGACTTTACGAACTTCGCGACCCGCTCGGGCAATTGGCGGCCGACATTCGGCAGTATTTTGCTGATCGCCGCGACGACGGCTAACCATATTGCTGACGCCAGCAAAAAGGTTGACAACTGATCAGGAAACTATTTTCAAAAAAATTGTCCGATGGGGCATTTCTTGTATCGACAAAGCTTTAGCGAGTCGATATATTTAAGCATCGGACAACGATGACCAAAGACAGAGAAAACAAAAATGACACGAAGCAAGACAGACAGCCGCGGCCGAGTTTGGAACTACTGCGACGGAGAGGGGAGCTGGTCAAATGGAAAGCACACAATCGGATGCGGGCGAAACAATGGCAGCAAGTGGCAGATATGGGACGGCCCAAACCAAGGCTACTACGAATACAAGACACTCAAGGAAGCGATGGAAGCCTGCGAGTAAATGCGGCGAGTGTAGCCAGCCTCTCGAAGAATGGGAGGCTGGCGTTTGCGAGGGGTGCGGGATGCTTTGCAAAAAAAATAAGTTATAACCGGGAGCTAATAAGCACCATGCAACGACAACTGACGGATAAAGAAAAAAAACAAGTTTCTGATTTTTTAGACATCTACATGGCCTTGCAC